AGAGACTAACTCTAAGAATAACCCAGGGTTTCTTTTAGCAAATAATAGCAAATCTCTTTTAAGTTCACCAGAACTCATGCTAGATACCTTAGACCCTAACTCTACGCGCATTATCGCTTCAGCTTGATCGATGTCTAGCTGCTTAGCTATAATTAAAGCTTCTACTTCTACTTCTAAAGATTCTAATTGCGTAGCCGCTATAGCAGCTGGCTTATATTCTTCATAAACATTATCTTTGTAAGGGTGATAAAGTGAAAGTAGTTTTTGTGTAACTGTTTTTTCTTTAGGTACAAATAAAGCACCGTTTCTAAATACAATATGCTCTAATCTTTGATCACCTCTCATTTCATCTACGAACGGTGTTCTTTGGTTAGATGTGTTTTTTAACTCTCTTTCATAACCTTTTTCTTCATCAAACCAATAAATGTTAGTTGACTTAAGAGTATAAGTTAATGGTTTTTTGTTTTTTCTTAGGAAATAAGTTCTATCTTTTATCTCCCATTTTTCATTTGTTTCCATAATATAATATAATAAAAAATTAATAAAAATAAACTACCCCACCAATAAGGCAGGGTAGTTTAAGTATGAATGATTAGTCTTGAATCATTACAAAGTTGTTAGCACCTTGTACAACTAAACATCTTTCAGATAAGTAGTGTACCTCCATTGCATCAATGTCAGATGTAACGTTTCCACCAACAGAACCAGTGATCCAAGTTTTGAATCGTCTGTCTTCCATTTGAGAAGCACGGTATCTAACGTGTAAGAATGGACGTTTTAGGTTTTTACCTAAAGTCTGATCGTACACAGAAGAAACACCAGCAGGAATAAACACACCATGAATCTTATCAGCTGTAGCGATAGCATTAATACCTCCACGAGTAGATAAGTCATTTAGATATTTGAAATCAGATTTGTAGAAGTCATAAGAACCTCTTCTGAACCCAGAGAAACCTAAGTTTAATGCCATATCTTCAGAGTTGTTAAATACCCCGTAAGATGTACCACCACCACCATAAGAATTTTGAGCGGCTAGCATATCATCAATTGCTAATGAAGTTGTTCTATCTAAGAACATCATATTTTCTTCGATAGCACCGTTCTCATCAAATTTAGCTAAGATAGCGTCAAATTCAGCTAAGTCACTAGTAGCAGTTGTACCGTTGATTCCGTCAAAGATGTGACCTCTTTCAGTAATAGCAGCAAACAAACCTTCAGTTCCAAAGTTAGCAGGAAGTCCAGTAGCAGAAACTATAGTAGCGTCATCAATAACAGAAGCAGCAGCTGGCTTAGTAGCCTCAAGCATAGCCATCTCTACGTAATCAGCAAAACGAGCTCTAGTATCACCTTCAGCTTTTAAATACCACAAGTAACCAGATTGTCCTTCTTCACCAGAAACTTCAACCCAACCAATTTGAGAAGCGTCAGATCCAGAGATCTCATAATAATCTTTTAAGATGATAGGTTTGTTAGTGAAAGATTTGAAAGCAGGCTTGTTAGCTTGGCTTCTTCCAGCTTTACCTTTACCAAATTCAGATCCATAAACTAATACTCTAGTAGCGTCAGCTGTAGTAGATGTAATTCCAGCGTCTTCTAAAGTTGCATAACCGTAAGGAGCAACACTAATTGTAGCGCCAGATACACCAACAACTAAAGCAGTACAAGAACCACCAGCTTGAGCAACTAATACAGTGTCGTTTATACGAATACCATTATTAGTAACGTTATCAGTATTACCATCGATGTCTTTAGTGATAGTAAGTGTACCACCACCGCCGTCATTTGTAGCTCCGTTAATATCTAAATCTCCAGACATATCATTTATGTCAGCAACAGTAGCTTTGAAAGATAAGTGAAGACGACCTTGCTCAGACCAAATAACTTGATCAGAAGTCATTGCTTCTTCAGCTCCAACCATAGATAAGAAGCCACTAATAGTTCTATTACCAAATACTTCAGCTTCTTGTTCAAGTAAATCCGGTAAATATTGTTGCGCCCAGCCGTTGCCTGACGCAGTAAAGTCGATATAGTTTGACGATAATGTTTGCTTAAAAGGAGCAGGGACACTATTCAAACCAGTTCCAGGAGTATAACCCATTGTTAAATAGTTTTAATTGTTAATTTTTATTTCTAATTTTCACTTTAAAATCATTAGAACTTTCGCCACTTAAAACCCTAAATTTAACCCCATTTGCATTTACTTCGCCGTGTGATTTTCTAGCGTCCATGTTAACATTTTTCGCTTTTGCAACACTGTCCTTGACAGCATCGGCTTTTCCTTGCTCGTAAAAGTGTTGGGCTATCATGTCGGGATTCATAGCTGTAAACAAAGATTTGTGATACCCTTTAGCATCTGATATTGTGTTGTCTTCGGCTAAAAACATTTTAACCATATTTCCAATATCACTTTGGGTTTCTTTAATTTTTTGAGCGTCTTTAACGTTTAATCTATAAGTCTTATCTCCAACTTTATATTCAAAACCTTTGAATGAGTCGTTAAAAAGCTGATTAGTTTTTTGCTCAAAAATTCGTTTTTGTTTTTCAGCAGTGGTTTTGGTTTCTTCTGATTCTTTATTGTAGCGATTAAAAAAGTTTATCGCTTTTTGCGCCTCTGGCGTTAAGCGAGATCCAGCTTTAATCTCTTCATAATATTTAGACTTTTGCCCGTCTAAGTAGGCTTTAGCCTTAGCAACTTGCTCCTTAAAGGCTAGCTTTTTACGTTTCACGTCTCGTTCGCTATCAGCATCTTCGTCGTAGTCGAACTCGTCTTCCATCATGAAACTTATTTCTTCAGCCGACAAATGTGGCTTTGTTTTTTTATAATACTCTTGAAGAACCGTCATGTTGTCTAAAGAATCAATATCTCTATTTAACTCTACGTAATCTTCAATAGTTCCACCAGTTTCTTCCATGAAGTCAACTAACTTTTGGATATTTTCTGGTAATATATTTTGTGTAGATTCAACTTCAGATTTCTCTACTTCTTCAACAAGTTCTTTTAGAGCTTCTGTAGGTTCTTCAGTTACTTCTTCTAAAACTACTTCTTCAACAGCGGGTTGCTCATCTTGAACGGCCTCTTCCCCTTGTGGTACTTTTTCAACCACCTCTTGTACAGGTTCGGCTTGTTGATCTGCAGCCACGTCTGTTGCTTCTTGCTCTTGATTGGCATTTGTTAAATCTACTTTAATTGTCTCTTCTTCAACCTTAGGAGTTACTTGTTCACTAAGATCTACTTTTATTGTATCACCTTTGTTAGCGAACTTTTTAGCTCTAGGTTTTTTAATTGTTTGTTTTTCAACAGCATCATCTGCTATTGGTTGTTCTACTTTTTTGTCCATAATATAAAATATAAAAAATTATTTGTTAAACTGTTATTCCTCCAAAAACATCATTACCTCTGGATTCAAAACTTTCTTTAGGCTTTCCGCCTTGAGCTTTAATATCAGCATCTGTTTGACGCAGTTGCATATTATATTTAAACTCTACTTCCATTAATTCTTTTTTAAGCTTAGCCTCTTGCTGTAGTTCTTGCATTTTAGACTGAGACTTTAATTGCAATAACTGAGCTTCGGTTTGAGCTTTAGCTTGTTGTTTTTGCATTTCTGCTTGTGCAGCTGCTTGCGCTGCTTGAGTTGAAACCTGAGCGTTCATTTGAGCGTTTTGCTGAGCTATCAATTGATCTCTTTCTAGCTTTCTCTTTCTTTTTATTTTTAATAATTGATTAGCTAGTTTAACATTTCTAACCTCTCTAATATCGATTGCGTCTTCAAGATCTATGTTTTGTTGAGATAAAGCTACTTGAATATTGTTTTCTAGTTTAGCTTTTTCTTCTTCATCTGGCGCTAACTCTATGAATATACCAAAGTCATATAAGTGTAAATTGCTCATTTCTTCTAACGTAGCAACATTATGAGCGCCTATAGCCTGCACAAAAGCATCGGCCGTTGGAGAGTATTCTATAATATCAGATATTCTCAATGATAACGCTTCAGCAACCTCAGCTGTTAAGAAAAGACCTGATTGAAGTATGTGTCTAGTAGCGGTGTTACTATTAGCTGCGGCTAACTTTTGAACACCAACTAAAGCATTTTTATCTGGCATGCTA